CAGCCCGCCGCGAGCGCCGAGGCGTAGGCCTGGACCGGGTTTGCGGTCGCCGGATTGTGGGCGGCGTAGACGGCCTCGACGACGGCGATCTGCGCCGCGGTCATCGCCGCCCCGAAGGCGATCGTGCCGTCGGGCGCCCAGGAGAAGGGCGCGCCCGCAAGGCCGGCCGCGGCGATCTCGTTGCCGAAATTGGGACCGATGGTCTTTTGCGTCATTGGCGCGTTCCTCAGAAAATAGAAATGAGCATGTCCAGCGTCGCGCTCGCGGTTCCGCCGAGATAGGTCTCGCCGTAGATCATCCCCTGATGATAACCCTCGGCGAGGGTGCCGGCCCAGAAGGACGCGGCGCCGAGCTGCCCGTTGCTGGCGCCCGACGAGTAGCTCGAGGTGGTCGCTGCCTCGCTCGCCGGGATCGACGCGTCGATGGCGGCGAAGGCGGCGAAGCCGCAGGATGCGCTCGAATTGACGGCCTGGCCGCAGACGATCGCCGTGATGGCGTCGTCGGCCCAGCAGACGAAGGGCACGCGGGAGGACGGATACATCTCGACCGGCGTCAGCGATGTCGTGTTGACCGCGATGAAGCTGGTATTGTTCGTCTGCTTCTGGCGGTTGAACCACGAGCGGGTGCAGGGGGCGGAGAATTGCGCGCTGGCGTTCATCCAGACGAGGCCGATCAGCGTCCGGCCGGGATAGCCCGTGATGACCTCGACCCCGATGTTGCCCGCCGTCGTGTCGGTGTTGTGCCCCGCGGCCGCCCCCCAGAATTCGAGGCCGCCGGCGGCGTTGAGCGCGACGAGATATGCGGTCGACGGGCTGAGGTTCTGGCCCGCGACGTTGTTCACGGTGACCCCGGTGTTGGCCGCCGTGATCCCGCCCGAGGGGATTTGGGTCTGCACGCCGGCGACCAGCACGTTGACGCCGTTTCGCGGCGATAGCTTGATCGACGTCGGGCTGACATAGCCGAGCTGACACTGGCCGTGCGCGAGCGACAGCGGCTGGACCGCGCCGGTGAGCACGCGCGCGTTGCCGGCGCCGTCTGGCGAGACGAGCAGGAGGCCGCCGCCGGCGAGCGCGCCTTGCAGCAGCGCGCCGCCGATCGGGTTGACCAGCGCGAGCGCGCCGAGGCTCGAGAAATTGATCGTCGGCGCCGCGGTGGCGTTGGGCGAGGCGCCCTTCTTGACCAGGAACAGCGACCCCGCCTTGTATTCGAGCAAAGCGGGCGACGGGTTGCAGACGAGCGCGTCGGCGGCGCCGACGTCGGCGACATAGGTGCATTGCCCGCGCTGGATCATCTGCTGGACGCCGCGCAGCAGCATGGTGTCGCCATGATCCTCGGCGACGACGGGCGAGCCGGTGCCGAGATTGCCGTTGCCGCGCATCAGCGCGCGCATGTTGGCGAGCCATTCGTTGAACATCTCGGCGGTGAGCGGCGTGCCGCCGACGCCGTTGATGCAGTCCTGCAGGAAGGTGTCGAGGCCGCCGAAGGTGCGGGTGTCGGCGGGCCGCGCCGTCACCACATTGGCGACGCTCTGGCCGGGGCCAAAGGGATCGGACATCAAAGTCTCCTTAAGGCGTCGTCTGGTAGACGACGACGCAATGGGCGCGCAGGATGCGCACGAGCAGGCATTCGAGTGGGGTCAGGTCCGGCGGGCAGGCGAGCGGCATGCCGGCCTGGACGAGGCCGGCGAGCGGCGGCGTCTGGTAGAGCCCGCCATAGGCCGGGCTTCCCGACAGCGAGACGACGATCGTCAGGGTCGCCGCCGGCGGCGATCCGCCCGCCTGGGCGAGGCCGGAGAGGGCGCAGCCGGCGAGGGCGCCGCAGCCGGAGCCATAGACCGAGCAGGCGATCTGCCAGCCCGCGCGCGCGGCGATCTCGGCGTAGTAAGCGCATTGATCGCCGCCCACCGCCGCGACTTTGGTGCACAGATCAGGATAGGGTTCGCAGCCGTCGGGCAGGCCATATTCGGCCATCCAGAGATCGCGCGTCTCGCTGCAGGTCGCGCAGAAGAATTCGCGCTTGAGCGCGCATATCCGCTGGTTGAGCCAGGCGAGGACGAAGGCATAGGCGTTCCAGAAATTCCAGATCGTCGAGCCCGGCTGCGGCAGGCCGTCGCTGGTCGCCCAGGCGCGCCCGCGCGGCAGCAGCGCGAGCAGCTGGGGGAGGATCTCGTCCTGGGTCGGGCAGATGTCGAGCGAGGGGCCCGCCGGCGGACACTGGCTCATTCGAAGGTCACGGTGCCCAGCGTCGGCACGCAAGCCGTCGCGATCGTCACATCCGACGTCGGCGCGATCATCACCCCGCGGTTGTCGCCGGCGGCGTTGGCGACCGCCTGGGCGCACCATAGCGCGGCGAAACTGAAGGGCGTCGCCAGGAATGGCATCGCGGCGAGCATTGCGGCGGTCGCAGTGTCATTGCCCGCGACCCGGCCGAGCCGCTGGAAGGCATCGAGCAGTTCGGCCTCGACCGCGGCCTGTTCGACGCTCGAATTCGGGACGAGCCCCTGCACCGTCACCGCGATCGGCTGGGCGGTCGGCGCCTGGACGAGGATCTGCGCGTCGCCCGGCGCATATTGCGCGATCGCGGTCTGGACGAGCGCGACATGCGCGGTGTCGGCGACGCCGCCGGTCGCGGCGAAGATCGCGTCGAACATCGGAAAGATGCGGATCGTGCCGGCGCCGTTGTAGAGCCGCTCGACGAAGACCCGGGTGACGCCCGGCACCTGCGTCGCCCAGGAGACGTAATCGGCCGGCGCGCCGCCCTGGAATGGGTTGCGCTTGCGAAACAGGATGCGGCCGCGAAAGGTCGAGACGTCGCTGGTATAGGGCGCGCCGTCGGGCTCGGGATCGAGCCCGCCGGTCAGGCCGTTGGCGTCGACGGCGGCGGTCGCGGTCGCGGCGCCGACCCCGCCGGCGCCGGAGATGATCGTGAGCGCGGTTCCCGCCTGGGTGTTGCCGGCGAGGGCGGCCGCGGCGGCGACGACCACGACGCTGAAGGTCCCGGCGGCGGTCGCCGAACCGCCGGTCGAGGCGGTGAACACGACGCCGTCGAGCCGCTGGAACTGCGCGCCGGCGGCGATCGTCATCGCGGCGGCGGTGGTGACCACGACATTGCCCGACGCGGGCAACGCGAGCTTGCGCGCGAGGCCGATCTCGGAGCCGTGGGCGTCGAGATCCGGCCCTTGCGCGGTCAGCGCGAATTTCGCGCGCTGGACATAGTCGAGCCGGTTGAAGACCTCCCAGACCGAGCCGCCGATCACCTTGGCCGAGGGCCCGACATTGTTGGGCCACAGCCAGGCGTCGGTGCCCGGAAGATAGGCGCGGAAGCCCGCGCGGGCGGACGCGACGCAATCGGCGAGCGAGGGGATGCGGAAGACCATGCGCGCCTCAGTGGGCGTAAGTGCAGAGAAAGCGATGGCCCGTGGAGGCCGCATTGACCGAAACCGCGGTCTGGATCACCGCGCCGCCGAAGGTGAGCTGCGCCGCCGCGCCGGGCGCGAGATCGGCGAAATTGCCCGCCCCGCCGACGCTCGCCGCGCCGGCGACCGCGACATAGAGGTCCTCGATCGCCGAGACCGGGTTCTGCACCACCATGGCGCGGCGCAGGCCGTCGGCGGCCTCGGCGTTTTGCGCGGTCCCGCCGGTCGCGATCACGCCGCCGCAATCGGTCGGCGCGACGACCTGCGAGACCGGCGTCCCCAAAGCGGCGAGGATCGAAGTCAGCCGCTGGGCGATTCGCTGCAGCAGCGCGTTGGCGTTGCAGGTCCCGGCGTCGCTCGCGCAGGGCGCCGCGCCGGGCTGACCGAGGCCGACGAAGAGAGCGGAGAGCCAGCCGCGGATGCCCGCCGCGCCGGCGAGCGGCGTCACGCCGTTGGCGTCGGCGCCGTCCTGCGCCGCGCCGGTCGGCAGCGGCGGCGGGTCGGTCGGGCCATAGGGGAAGCCGGTCGTCGGATCGGTCGGCACGCTGGCGGGCGCCTGCGATCCGTCGGGCATGGTGTAGGCCTTCTCCTGCACGGCGCTGCGGTTGCCGTCGAGCAGATTGATGTTGGCGAAGGCCGGGCTCGCGCAGGCGAAAGCGAGCGCGACCGCCGCCGACAGGATGGCTCGCATGCGCGTCTCCCTTCAGAGGACTTCGGCGGCGAGGCCGCTGTCGTTCGGGTTGCTGAAATCGAGCAGCGGCGCGTCGGTGAGCGGCGCGCCGGCGGGGACATAGGGCAGAGGCGCGAATTGCTTGGCCCAGATGTCCTGAAACCGCTCGCTATAGATCACCGCGCCATCCCTGCCGTAGAGCCGCACGAAGAGATCGAGGCGGCTCGGCGGCAGCGCCTGCGCCTGCACGTCGACCCGCGCCACCGCCATCTGGCCGACGAGGCCGGCGAGCGCGGTCTGGGCGAAGGCGACCGCCCAGCGCGGCGTCGCGACGGGATCGAGCACCTGGCGCTCGAGCAGCCAGAGCAGCGAGCCGAGCGGGGCCTCGCCGAGATCGGCGCGCATATCGACGCCGTCCCCCCACCAGCCGCGCAGGTCGCCGTCGGGCGGGGCGAGCGGATGATTGGGCGGACAGGCGACGTCGGTGAACAGCGCGAGCGCGACCGCCGTCGAGAGCGGGCGCATCGCTTGGAGGCCGCCAGCGTTGAGCGGCTCGCCGGTGGCGGCGACCGCCCAGTCGCCGAAGCCGCCCGGGCCGTTCCAGACGGTGTCCCAGAGCAGCTCGGGCTGCGGCGCGCAGCCCTCGGCGATGCGGACATTGATGTCCATCAGTCGCACACGAGCTTGGTTGAGCCGCCGATCAGGATCGCGCCGCAGGCGGTGACGCTGCCATGGACGCCGTCGCCGCGCGCGACGAGCTGGCCTTGCGACATGAAATTCGGCGAGCCGGTGACGACCGGATTGTCGCCGTGGATCGGACAGGCGAGGATGTCGCCGACGCGCGTCACCTGCTGGCCGGCGTCGAGGAATTTCGTCCCGGCGGTGATCATCGCGCCGCCATGGCTCGATGTATCGCCCAGGCGCACGACCGGCCAGCCCATGCCCGCTCCTTCAGGAATTGACGTCGACGTTTCCGTTGATCTTGATGTTCGCCGCCTGGATCGTGATCGTCCCCGGGCACACGATGCGGATGTTCTGCTGGATCAGCGAGACGATCTCGCCATTGGCGCCGTAGAGCACGGTGCCGCCGACCGGCGTGTTGACCGGCCGGTATTGGGGATGCTCGAGGCCGAGCGCGAACATGCGGTCGGCGCCGCCGCCGACCACGAGCGCATGGCCCTCCGCGCCGGCGGGCGGCACGGTCGACAGGCCGAAGGGATGCGAGCGCACCATGCGGCCGATATCCTGGCCGGCGAGGCCGGTCGCATGGACGAATTGCTGCGGGCCGCTGTCGTCGATGTCGGCGACGGTGACGCGCAGCAGCTGCGGGGCGACGCGGCTATCCCACATGGCGGGCGCTCCTTTCGGGGACGAGCAGGCCGGCGCGGCCCCACCCCCGGCCCCTCCCCGCTTCGCGGGGAGGGGAGAGGCGGCTATTGCGCATCGCTCGTGTCCATGTTCCAGCTCGATCCGGATTGGTCGACGCCGCCTTTCGAT